AGCCTATATTGTCATCAATTCAGGTACGGGTTCTGTTGTAATTCGCGGCGTTGGCCCCACGACTGGCACTACTATTTCATCGGGTGCTACGGCTCTAGTTGCTTGGAATGGCAGTGACTTTGTGACTATTTCTTCTTCCGGGGGCAGTATTTCAGGCGCTGATGGCGCAATCATAATTAACAAAACAACCATCAGCGCGAACTACACAATTGCCTCTGGAACGAATGGGTTTTCAGTAGGGCCAATGACAATTTCAAGCGGCTACGCTGTTACAGTTTCTTCCGGTCAGCGCTGGGCTGTTATTTAAGGGGATCACATGAGTACGATTGCAGCAGGAACAACATCAGGCACGGCGCTAGTTAGCGCCGGGGATACCACAGGCACGCTTGTGCTTCAAACCAATGGAACAACTACTGCCGTTACTATTGGTACAAACCAAGTTATGACATTAGTGCAGCCTTTGCCGGTTGGTTCTGGCGGTACGGGGGGTTCTGCAACACCCACTGCTGGCGGGGTTGTTTATGGTACGGGTACTGTGCAGGCGGTTACAGCCGCAGGTACTGCCGGTCAGTATTTGCAATCAAACGCAGGTAGTGCACCCACTTGGGTAACTGCCCCAAATGATTTTGTTGCTTTATCTACTGTTAACGCAACTTCTGGCACAACAGTCACCATTACAATAACAGGTAGTTACTCCTCATATTTACTAACTGGTTATAAAATTGGTACTGATACAAGTAGTACTACTACTGATTTATTGATTAGTGTTTTTGATGAAAATACTTTTTACGACAACGGCGGAACTTGGACACAATCGGCTGCAGTATTAAATAATATTGGTACTTCGTCGGGAGGCAGTTCATTTAATTTAATGTTTAATGGATTAACCGACACTAATTCAAACACAAAAACCGGAACAGGGACGGGTTACGGGTACTATTCAGGTGTGCATTGTATTGCAGTAGAGGATGCAAATAATACAGGGGTTAGCTCTATAGTATTTACTTTATCGGGTGGAGTTACTTTTGATAATGGGGTTTTCAAGTTATACGGGATTACATAAAATGACACGTTACAACGCAACAGAAAACGGTTTAATTCCATTTACTCCCGAGGAAGAATTGGCGTGGGATGTAAATCAAGCAGCATGGGCCGCTAGTGCTAATGACCGCAAAGCAGTAGAGGTCAGAGCAGAGCGCAACGCCAAACTAGCTGCAACTGACTGGACTCAAGGTGCTGATACGCCCCAAGCCACTAAAGATAAATACGCGCCATACCGCCAAGCACTGCGCGATGTACCAACGCAAAGCGGGTTCCCAAACGCTGTCGTTTGGCCCACTCAGGAGTAAATCATGGCAGTGATCATCACAGGTAACAACACACCCACAGCGGGGGGCATAACGTATGGTGACGGGACTACCTACGCAAACACGGCTGCGGGTACTTCAGGGCAGCTTTTGCAAAGTAATGGTGCTTCAGCGCCTACGTGGACAACCCCTGCCGGGGCTATGATACTAATTTCCACGCAGACAGCATCTGCGGCATCTAGCGTAGTGTTTTCAAGCGGAATTACATACAACCGTTATGTTTTATATGGTAGGAATGTTTTTGTTACAAGCGGCACTCAAACGTTTTTTTTAAATGTTAACTCAATAATAAGTAACTATGATACCGGGTTTTTTGGCCTTACTAGCGGAATAATATTTGCGTATACTACTGGCGGGACTACTGGGGTTCTTATTCTTCCGCAAACAAATCAAACTAATACAAGCATGAATAACTTTGTTTTAGAAATGTCTGGAATGACTGGTACTGATGAAAAAAGTTTTGTTGGCAGTAGTTTTCTTTATAGCGCCGCACAAGCAACCAAAACGGCTGGCACTATAGGTGGAAATTTAATTACAACAACTGCTGCAAGTTCATTTACTTTGGCTTTTGATTCAGGAACAGTAAACGGTGTCTTTTCTTTGTACGGGGTAACAGTATGAGTCAGCATACCCATAAACTTGTTGATGGTGTTCGTATTGACCTTACCCCGCAAGAAATTGCGGAACTTGAGGCGCGAGATGCTGCGTACGTGCCGCCTACAGCGTCACCAACACCCACCAAAGAACAACTGCTGGCGCAATTAAATGCTCTGTCAGCCCAAATCCAAGCATTGGAGTAACACATGACAACTTTGATCAATGCAGACACAGTAGTAGGCGGGGCAGTCATTACGGGGGATGCTTCGGGTCTTCTTGGCCTGCAAGCTGGGGGTAATACAGGCTTGACGCTCAATTCTTCCCGTGCCGTTGGCGTGGGTTCAACACCTAGTTTTGGCACGTCTGGTCAAGTGCTTACAAGTGCAGGCTCTGCGGCTGCGCCTACGTGGTCAGCCGTCCCCGGTGCAAGCGTGCAAGAATTTGCAGCTTCTGGAACTTGGACTAAGCCAACAGGCGCTACTTTTGTGATGGTTGAGTTGTGGGGTGCCGGGGGTGGTGGTGGCAGCGGTAGCAAAGACGGCAGCCTTGCTGGAGGTGGTGCCGCAGGTGGTGGGGGAGCATGTGTCCCGAGAATGTTTTTAGCCTCTGCCCTAACTGCCACAGTCAGTGTTTCTCTTGGCGCTGGCGGCACTGGAGGCGCACCGCAAGCAACGGCCACAACCAATGGGAACGCTGGAACAGCTGGGGGGAGTTCAACTTTTGGGGCGTTTCTAACAGCATACGGGGGTGGTGGTGGAAATGGCGGTCTAGTTGGCGGTTCAAGAACGGGTGCTGGTGGAGGTGGAGCTTTAGCTGCTGGAAATAGCTCCACTGGTGGTGATCCGGGGGGAGCCAGTGGAACCGGCTCAGGCCAAGGATATGGCGGTGCGTCTGGAGGCCAAGTATCTGCTTATGGCGGCGCTGGTGGTGGGTCTGGTAATACTTCTACTGGTAGTACTGGTGCCTCTTCCTTGGCAGGTGGCCCCGGTGGTGGTGGTGGCGGCGGTGGAGCGCCTGCCAGTAATGGGGGCGATGGCGGTACTGTACCCGGCACTGTAAGTAGCGGCGGCGTGGGAGGCGTAGTTGACGGCGGGGCTGGTACTGCTGGTGTAGGACGCAAAGGCGGTGGTGGTGGCGCAGCAGGTAGTGCCGCGCCCACGGCCGGTGGCGCTGGAGGGGCTGGTGGAACTTTTGGCAGTGGCGGTGGTGGTGGAGGAGGTTCTGTTGGCACACTCAGCAGCGGCGCTGGTGGTGCAGGCGGCACAGGATACGCAATAGTTTATAGCTGGTAAGGGGATAACATGAACTACGCAAAAATAGAAAACGGTGTAATTACCAACGCCATTGTTGCTGATGCAGCCTTTGCTGCGGAGCATGGGCTTGTTGAGTTCCCTGCGTACATCAACGACAAAGCGGTCAGTATTGGCTGGAAGTATGACGGCGCAAACTTTACTGAGCCTGACCCAATCCCCGTTCCGGTAGTTGTTGCCCCAACCAAAGAACAACTGATGGCTGAACTCGCAGCCCTCACCTCCAAGATACAGGCGTTGCCATGACTGAGAAAATGATCAGTGAGACAGAAGCCAAGCTGTCCACCCATGAGCAAATCTGCGCCCAGAGGTACGAGGGTATCCAAGCGCGGTTTGATGCTGGTTCCAAGCGCATGGCAAAGATTGAGTACCTGCTGTACATCGTGATTGCTACCGTGCTTTTCGGGCCGGGAGTTGCCGCTGACCTTGTGAAGAAAGTATTAGGGCTGTGATGTGGACTTTTTTGACATCCTTGCCAAGTCATGGCCCATCCTGCTGGCAATCATCACGCTGATCATTGTCTTGGCAAAGCTCGACCTGCGGGTGGCGGTGTTGGAAGAGAAGATCAAAACTTTATTCGAAATGTGGAATAAGAAATGAATGACGACAAAGGCGCACTAATTGAGAAAGCAACCTTTGCAATACTTCCGTTGCTGTTTAGTTGCGTGGTCTATCTCATGAGCGCCCTGTCAAATCTGAGCCATGAAGTCACTATCCTCAACAGCAAGATCAGTCTGGTGGTGACCAGCGACAACAAGCAAGCCAGCAACAGTGGCGCTGAACTCGCACGGGAAAAGCTGCGTCAGGACTTGGAAAAAGAGATTCAAAAGAACCGAGACGACATCATGCACAACAAACAGGAAATTGCCGTCATCAACACTCGGATGGAGAAGAAATAATGCTAACCCTACTCTCCACCCTTATCTCTTTCTTAGCCGGGGGTCTGCCCAAGCTGCTTGGTTTCTTTCAAGACAGGGCTGACAAAAAGCATGAGATGGCAATGGCCCAGTTGCAGATTGAGCGTGAGCTTGAGCTACGCAAGGCCGGGTTTGAGGCCCAGCAACGGGTGGAGGAGATCAAGGTTGAGGGTCAGGCTATTGAAGCAGAGGCAGCAGAACGCGCCGCACTCTACGCACACGATATAGCCATAGGACAGGGTGCAAGCCAGTGGATGATCAACTTGCGCTCCGGTGTGCGCCCGATACT